GGGGGGGGGCGGGGTTGGTGGCCCCGCCCGCCGGCCGCTCGTTCTTTCAGCCGGCGGGCGGGGCATTCGGGCCGCCCGGCGGGAGTCCCGGGGGGAGACTCGACCGCTGGGCGACCCTGTCTCAGGGGCGCAGTGCGCGATCGGCCTGCGCCTGTATGAGCCGGGGCGAGTCGGCGACGGTCGCGGCCGCGAAGTACACCCGGTCAGCCTTGACCGACGTAGTGATGTACTCGTTCGTCTCGACGGCGTTCGCCGCGGGCGACAGCGGGTCGAGGCCGACGGCGAGCAGCACGTGCCCGATCTCGGTGACCGCCCGCCCCCAGTTCCCGGCGCGGGTGGTGAGCATGTGCGGGGTGCCATCGAGGCGGACCAGGACGACGCCGTTGTGCACGGCGACCCGCACGCCCACGTCGGGCAGCGTGACGTTCCCGGGGGCCGCGCCGAGGGCGTGCGCAACGCTCAGCATGCGGGCCTCGATCACAGCCGCGGTGTCGGCGTCACGGCGGGCCGGCGGGTGCGTGATCAGCATGGGAGCGAACACCTGATCGCCGACGCGGTCGACCCACGACGAGGCCGACAAGGAAGCGATCAGGCCCGGGGTCGGAACGGCGGGGGTGAGCGGGGCGGCGGTCGTCATCCAAGGGCCCCCGTCCCGTCCATGAACGAGGCCGCGCCGATGTACGCGCCGTACAGGTCGTCGGCGTCGGTGAGCGCGTCATCATCGCGCAGCGCGTGATGCCATGAGCAACCGTCGCGCTCGTGGGGGCCGGTCATGACCGGGTGCGGAACGCGGAGGGTCTCACCGCGGCCGAGGACCGAGACGCCGGGCAGATTCCAGTCGGACGCGGCGCCGACGGGGACCAGGAACACGAACGCGTCGGGCGTTTTCAGGACCGGGCCGAGGGGGGAGCCCGACGCGCGGAGCTGCTGAAAAGCTGCGCTGCCGGTCCCCGGGGGCAGGCGTACGGCGTCCCATGCGTTCCCGGCAGGCACCTCGGCCAACTTGCCGTCCTGCCACGCGAGCAGAACCTCGCTCGCGATTGCGCCGCTGCGCTTGATCCATGAGATCGGGGCGAAACCGTCGAACCCGCTTGCCGCATCGTTGAGTTGAGCCCGTCGGACCCGGTCGCCCGGGGTGCGTCGAGGTAGTGCCGCCTCGGAGGTCATGATCACTCGTCCCCCCGTCCTCTCGTCTGGTCGTCGGACTGCTCGACCAGGAGCCGGCCGAGCTCGGCGTGCAGGGCGGTCGCTTCGTCGAAGGTCAGGACGAGGTCGCCGTCGCCGATATGCACGCCGTCGTTGAGGACCCACAGCGGAAGCGCGACGCGCCCCGCTCCCGTCCGCCGTAAGGGGCGGTCGGGCAGACGCTCGATCCGGACGCCCTGTTGGGGGTTCGCCGTCTTCCTCGCGGCCGCCTGCCGCTGAGTCGTCGTCATGTCACGGACGGTAGAGGGGAATTACAGAGGCGACCCGGAAACATTTTCCGGGTCGCCTCTGGTTCCGGGTTGCGGATGGCTCGTCAACTAGGCGAGCACGCCCACGTGTTCGGCGATTTTGTGCAGCTCAGTGCGCATCTGCGGGCGGGGCCGCTTCATGAGCGTCTGCACTGCCTCGCGCACGAGCGGGAAGTATTTGATCTCTTCCGGTGACGCTTCCATGATCTGTCGCAGCATGTGCAGCGTGGCGTACTGGTCGCCGTTGAGCCGGTTCGCGTGCATCACCTCGACGAGGTACCGCGTCGTACGTTCAAGCGGCAGCACGCCGCCCGGGGCCGGTACCTCGACGTCGTCGGCGAGCCGCAGCGCCTCGGAGATATCGCCCTCTTCCGCGGCGAGGTGCACCCCGTGCATGGCGACGTTGGTGACACCGAACGAGGTGTGAAAGTCGTTCCGGTCAGTGCCGAGTCGCTGCGCGACCGCGTCCGCTCCGCGCAGCAGATCCCACGCCGCCGGCGCCTTGCTGTCCCGCACGGCCGCGATGGCTGCGCCGAGGTGCAGCGCGCCGTACGCCGACAGGTGCTCGGGCGTTGCGTTGTCGTCGGGACGGCAGTGCGCGATCGTTGCGCGGGCGAGGTCGAGCGAGTCGGAGACCTCACCGCTCGACGTGAGGATGCCGCAGACGTTCCACGCGGCGGCCGCGATCAGCGCCATGTCGCCGGTCTCGTCTGCGATCTGCATCGCGCGGTCGGCTGCACGCAGGGAGAGTTTCCGCTCGCCAACGCGTCGCAGGAACACTTGGTGCAGGTGCAGCAGCGACACGAGTGCGCGGGTTGCGGTGAGCTCGTCCTCGCCGCTGGTCTGCCGCAGTGTCGCGTACGCCTCGGCGAGCAGTCCGGGCAGCATCTCGCCGACGGGCGCGTACCGCTCGGTCTGGTTCTCGTAGATGCCCCACGCCTCGACGACCCGCTCGTCGAGCTGCTGCGCGGTGAGCGCGTCGCCGGGCAGCCCGATACCGAGCAGCGACGGCGGGCAGTTGAGCGCGCGCCGGATGCCGGGAACTGACGGGTGTTCGGGGCCGACGAGGCTGAGGTCGAGGGACGGGCCGACGAGCTCGCCGACGTTGTCGAGGCCGAACTCGCGGGCGAGGCGGGTGAGCATGTCGAGCGAGTCGATCGAGATCACGTTGCGCTCGACCTTGCTGAGCCAGTCGTCGGAGCGGCAAACGAGCCCGGCGACCGCGGCCTGCGTGCGCCCGGTCTTCTGCCGGTAGTACCTGATCCGCTCCCCGGTGGTCATGCCTTGTGGATTGATCATGGATTCCCCTTGATGGGTGAGAGCACTCAACGACCAGCGTACGACCGCACGTTGTCGGCTGTATCGGTCATACTGGTGTCTCACTCCCCTTGGGGAGCACTCACGGCCTCGCCGACTCGTTCTCGGCGGGGCCGCTCCCTTGCCTGTGACCAGGGCAGACACGACGAAAGCGCCCCTGCCCGGCCGTGAGGCCAGACAGGGGCGCGAACTCATGATCGGCGGCGTTCCACGGGCAGCCCGAGGACGCTCGGGCTCGGTTCGGGCTCGTCGGGTGGCGGTGCCGAATCCTTCCGGCACACGAGAGCGTCGGGGTCGTAGTCGGGCACCTGTAGCGAGTAGCCGTCGGGGCACGTCTGCCCGTCGCGGCCGTCGGCCCCGTCCTTGCCGTCCTTTCCGTCCTCGCCGGGCGGGCCGGCCGGACCGGGCGGCCCCGGCCCGCCCGCCGTGCCGTCGGCGCCGTCCTCGCCCGCGGACCCGTCGGCGCCGTCCTTACCCTTGCGGCCGTCGACGCCGTCGCGGCCGTCCTTCCCGGGGCGTCCCGGCTGCCCGCTCTCCCCCGGCCGGCCCGGGGCGCCGGGCACGGACTCGACCCGGTCGGGCAGGCCCTTGACCGCGCGCGACGGGTCCGGCGCGGCAGGCGTCGCCCCCTCGGCCTTGACTTGCTCGCGCAGTACGCGCACGTCCTCGGCGAGCGTCGTCACGGCCGTGCCGCGGCGGGATGCCTCGGCGCCGAGCCGGTCGGCCCGCTGCGCCTCGGCGTCGATCCGCAGCCACACGAGCAGCACCGCGCCGGACAGCACGAGCAGCACGGCGGCGAGCATGAACTCGCGCCACCGCCGCGCGAGCAGCGGCGGGTGAGCGTGTTTCGTCACGTCGGGGACCCTCCGAGTTCCACAACCCGTGCGCGCAGCCGCTCGACCTCGGCCCGTAGAACCGTGATCTCGGCCTGTTTCTGCGCGTTGTCCGTTCGAGTGGTGGCGAGCTCGCGGTACGCCTCGGCGAGCCGCTGCTCGCACTCGGCGAGCTTGGTCTGCGCCCGCTCGCGTTCCTCTTGGAGATCGCCGACGAGCCTGCCGTACCCGGTGAGGACGGCGCCCGACTGCGCGGCCCGGTTCTCACCGCGCTTGCCGACGAACGCGCCGACGGCCGTCGCGAGCCCGACGAGGATCGTGCCGACCGCGCCGAGCGTCGCAACGTCCACGTGCGCCCCTTCTGATCAGTGCATGAGCGGTCGGGGCGTCAGATCGACGGGAGCCGCGGTGTGTCCGGCTCGTTGACCTTCTCTGTGATGCCGGGGCCGTTGGTCCCGCCGCTCGTCACGATGGCCGTGAGCAGCGCGAGCACGGCCGCGAGACCGCCGACCGAGAACGCGCCGCCCCAATCGACGTCGACGATCCCGAGCCCGTCGCCGCCGGCCACGCCGAGCACGGCCTGCGCGAAGGTGCGGATCATGCGCTCGGCGGTGGATTTCCAGAACGCGCCAGTGAACATGTCTGTCTCTCCTTCGGAGTTGTGGGCAGGCGCCCGTGAAGTGGCCTACTTGGCAGGGATCTTGAGCTTCTGGCCGATGCTGATCGCGGACGGGTCCTTGAGCCCGTTGAGCTTCGCGATCTCCGCGTTCCGGGCGCCGCTGCCGAGCTTGGCCTGCGCGATCGACCACAGGGTGTCGCCCTTGCGCACGGTGTACGTGCTGCCGCCCGTGCCGCCCCCGGTGCTGCCGCCCGGCGACCAGTTCGCGGGGTGCTTGAGCCGCTCGGCGACCCGCTTGCGGATCGCGTCCATCGTGAGCGCGGGGCCGCCCTTCTTACCGATCGGGCCGCGCGGGTCGATCTTGCCCGGCTGCCACTCGGAATGACCGATCACGCTGGTCGGGCCGTCCTTGCCCCACCCGTGGCGGCGCAGGATGCCGGCAGACGCGCGCACGATCGCCTCGACCTGCGCCTCGGGCCACGGGTCGCGGTTGTCGCCCAGGTTGATGCACTCGAACCCGTAGAACCGCGAATTGCCGTCCGTGTTCGCCTCGTTGTCCGGGGGCAGCTTGCCCTCGGCGATCACGGCGCGCAGCACGTCGTCGTCGCCGGACCCCGCGTGATTCGCGCGGCCGTACCCGACGACGTGCACGACGCCCTTCTTATCGATCACGCCGTGACACAGCGGGCCGGGCAGCGTCATGTGCCCGGTACGGCACAGCGCGACCGAGCGTTCGGTGCCCTCGGTCACGGTGTGGTGGATCATCACGCCGTGCACCGGCCCCCATGCGCCGTGCCCGGCGCGGTTGTGGTGCTTGGCGTCGCCGACGACCTTGACGGTCACGCCCTCGTCGCGCATCGCGTCGAGGAACGCCTCGAACGACAGCGGTTTTGCCATGGTGAGCCCCTTTCCGGGCATGAAAAAACGCCCGGCGCGGTGCTGCGCGGGGCGTGCGGGTGAGCTGGTGCCGAGCAGCCGCTACGGGGTGCCGGCGTCGTACGGCGACAGGTTCTCGTTCGCGGCGGTGCTCACGACGGTGCCCTGCCCGAGCCAGTCGTTCCCCCACCGCCGGATGTTGGTCGGCGCGCTCGTGCACGTGTAGACCGACGCGGCCTCGGTGCCCGAGCCCCACCGCCGGTAGGTGTTGTTCGTGATCGTGATCCGGTCGCCGCCGGTCGACAGCCGGATGCCCTGCGCGGTCGAGTCGCCGCGGCCGGCACCCCGCAGGTAGTTGCCGGTCATCTTGAGATCGGTGTTCGACCAGGCCCAGAACCCATGCGACTTGCAGTCGCTCGCGTTGTTGTCGGCCACCGTGAGCCGCGCGCCGCCGTTGCTCGTGAAGAACGACGAGCCGCAGGTCGTGATGTGGTTGCCCGACAGCACGCCGTCGGCGCACTGCTCGGTCGACAGCGCCGTGCCGCCGATATCCGTGAAGGTGTTGCCCGTCGCGGTGAACCGCTCGACGTGCACGGCCCTGATGCCGTTCTCGGTACCGCCGACCGTGGCGACGGTGTTGCCGGTGATCGTGACGTTCCGGTACTTCCCGGTCGCCTCACCCTCGACGAACACGGCGTCGTTGAACGAGCCGATGTTGCGGAACACGTTGTCGGCGACGACGAGCCCGGCACTGATCTGCGACGCGTTGTGGTCGACCCCCGACATGTCCTTGCGGTCCGCGGCCTTCGAGCTGTCGAGGGTCCGTGCCCACACGCCGGCGCCCATGCCCGCGACCGTGTTGCCGCTGATCACGGAGTCATCCCAGATGTACGGCTTCACCGCGTACTGCGCGCCGCCCTCGAACGTGCAACCCGTGATCTTGATGCGGCGGTGCCAGATGCCCCACGCCGCCGAGTGCGAGCCGACACCGGCCGGCCACGCCACGGTGCCCGGCGTGCCCGAGGCGCCGACGTAGCAGTCGCGCATGACGACGTCCTCGACCGGCGTGCCGTCGTACGGTCCGAACCCGCCGAACACCGACGAGCGGAACGCGCCGTCGAGCTGCACGGCCTCGCTGAAATCACGGCCCCCGGTGTCGAGGTAGCCCAGGAACCGGCAGTTCTCGACGAGCCCGTTCTTCGCGCTGTTGAGCTCGATCGCGTGATACCCGCCGACGTCCCTGATCTCAAGATCACGGATGACGACGTTCCGAGCGTGCCCGATCGAAATGCACATGTCGGGGTCGGTCGGGTTGTCGGGGGCGCGCATGTCCCACACGCCGCCCTCGACGACGATGTCGCCGTGCCCGCCGTACCCGCCGAAGTTCTGGTTCGCGTCGCCGTTGAGCAGGAACGTGTTCGGGGCGCCCCGGGTGAACGTAGCGCCCTTCATGAGGGTGAGCCGCGTACCGCGCCGGATGCGCAGCGGCAGCGTGGCGCACCGGTAGTTGCCGGGCGGCACCAGGACCCAGCCGCCGCCCGCGTTGTGCGCGGCGTCGAGGGCGGCCTGCACCGCGGGGGCGTCGTCGGCGACGCCGTCCGCCTTCGCGCCGTACGTCTGCGGGGCGAACATGCCCGGCAGCGCGCCGCCGCCCGAGCCGCCGCCGACCGGCTTGCCGTCGACGGTGAGCGAGTCGACGTCGAGCGTGTCGACGTGCCCCTCGCCGTGCACCGTGAACCCGTTCCGGACGGTGATCCCGCCCGCGAAGGTGACGGGGCCGTTCACGGTCCCGCCCGCGCTGCGCGACAGTGCGCCGCGGGCGGCTTCGAGGGCCTCGGCGGGTACCTCGCGGCCCGACTCGAACCAGCGGACCGGCCCGGTCAGACCGTTGTACTCGTACTCGATCGCGGTGATCCCGTCGATCTTGAAGGGGCGGATCGCGCCCGGCGAGTCGGACCCGGCCGGGTTGCTGCGCAGTTCGCCGATGGGCGTCGTTCCGTCCGCCTCGTACAGGGCGGTGATCGGCTGCCCGGTTCCGGCGACCCGGACGATCAGGGGGTAATCAGGGATGACGTTCCCCGCGGCGTCGGTGAGGACGGCGGCAGCGTTCCCGCCGTAGGTGTAGAGCGGCATCGGTCCCTCTCAGTCCATCCAGTAATCGCCGGAAATGTCCACCCACGCGGTTCCGGCTTCGCCCTGGTACCACCACAGGAGGTCGCCGGGCTGTCCGTACGCCGACGCGGTGTTGTCCGCGAGAACTTCGAGGCGGCCCGCGGCGTGCGTCGTCGCGCCGCCCATCGAGCACGTGCCCGCCCACGTCCGCAGCCCGCTCGGCTTGCAGTCGTCCGGCACGCTGCCGAGGTTCACCGCGTTCGGGTTGTCGATCAGCGCGCCGTCGCTGCGCGCGATGCGGCCCTTCAAGGACACCCGCACGCCGTCGCGGCGCCGGATGCCGAGCCCGACGTCGCCCTGTGTGAACCCGCTCTTCAACGTGATCGGCCGCCAGTCCGGCAGCGGCTCCCACAGGGTCCGCCATGTGTTCGCCGTCGCGGACGACTTGAGCCACGTCGACCCGTTGGCCGCGATCGCGAGGGTCTGCGCCGGGGCGTCCGACAGCGTGTTGTCGCGGTCGGCCTGGTCGGCGACGAGCTGCACGAGGTGCGGGTCGAGGGCCTCGGCGAGCTCGGCGATATCGGCCGGCACGGCCGGGCTGTCGCCGCCTGCGGGCACGGGTAGTTGGGCGTATCCGATGGTCGCCACCGGCACTCTCCTTATGCAGAGAACGTGATCGTGATCGTGCCGCCGGTAAACGCGGCATAGTCGTTGCGGCCGCTGGCGTAGATCGCCAGTCCGCGGGCCGAGCCCGACGCAAGCGCATTGCGCCACGAGGCGGGCAGGGTGGCCGTGCCCTTCGCGCCCACGCTGAGCGAGACGAGTTCCTCGGGGCCGGCGCCGAGGTTGAGCTGCCCGCCGGGCGCCGAGGTGTAGTTGTGCAGGTAGAGGTGCATCGGCCGCTTCGCGTTGACGCCGGAACCGCGGCGGCGGGTGAACTGCACGGTCATCTTCGCGACGGTCTTGCCCGCGCACGCCTGCGCGATCTTCGAGCCGTAGAACCATGCGCCGCGCCTGTTGCCGCCGCCCGTCCAGTCGCCTTGCGTCGGCGTCGAGGCGTAGTCGTCCGGC